CGTGAATATATTATAGTGGGATGGAATTCCCACTTGCGACGATCTGGTTCTAAGACCTAGGTGTCACTATAACCAATATAGATGGCCAGTCTGCACCAACGGGTAGCTAAGCCTCTTACACGAGGAGTGCCTATAACGCGAGGAGCGGCGCCCGGCCTGGGCGCAAGGTTGTGAAAGCGGAACTGCAAACACGCGCATGTTTCAACAGTAACCAGTCACTTATCAGCGGAAAATTCGGGAGACTACTGATCCCGACCCCGGGAGTACAAAGTTCGCGATAGCTGGTGCAGCATACCGCGCAGCCTCGTAGGCCCAGTTGGGGGCGGAAGCAGACAAGACCCCGACGATCTCGTCCATGGTGTTACGAGATTTCGACCCGTTCGACGACGGGGCGACGACGCCCTCGACAGGTGTGGGGCGCCACTCGTAGACGACAGTGGCCCGGAACTTGATGAGGCCGGAGCCGAGACCGCGCCACACCATGCCGACTGCACCACGCTGCCCGTTGGTCTGCGTGGTGCCGGCATAGGCGAAGTCGCCATCAAGGATGCCGGGAGCCCATTTCACCTCCACGGGCTGATTGTCCGGCATGCGGGACTCGAGCGGGCAGCCGGTGGCGAGGCCGTCGGCAGTTGAGCCTGACCAGGCGATCGCCTCGTTGCCGTTGATCTGCGCGCGGTTGACGAGGCCGCCCCGGTTGAGCTCAGTGCCGGAGTACACCAACTGCAGGCAGGCGGCGACGGGGCGCACCTCGCCCGCGACGCCGGCGAGAAAGGTGGCGCCGGGCCCTACGTTGTAATTGCCGGACAGAGCAGTGGAGGCGTTAACCCCCACGCCGTAGACGGTGGACGTGGTGGTCGCACCGGAACCCCAGCAACCGGGGACCAAGCAAAAATAACCCGAGTCGTTGTTGAAGGAGTAATCGTTCACGACGCGGGTTAAGTAGCCGGCGCCAGTACCCATGTAGACGGGCGAGGCGAGGGGGGCACCGCAGGGGTCGTTGAGGAGCCGCGCATACGCTCGCCCGGCCTCGTCGAGGGACGAGAATCGGGGGGCGGAGCGGCGGGCCTGAACGACGGCCTTGCGGGCCGGGTTGGCCGAAGCGGACTTCGGCCGTTTCGGCGCGAGGCGAAGCTTGCGCTTCATGGCCTGCGCCATGTCGGATTGCGTTTCACCGACAGAACTCTCTCCGGTTCGTATAGAGCCGGCAAGTAGACCTCGAATCGAGGTCTTAGAAGTCGCGGGGCGTGGCGTACCCTCCCTCGATAGCCGATTCGAGGTAGTACTGCCGGTCATAGGACACACCGGCGCGCGCGTAGAGTTCCCTGGCCTTGGGGCAAGGCTCAGACGCGCGGGCGCGGAGGCCGTATATACCGGCTAGTACATTCGCGTACGCCCAGTAGACCGGAACGCGGTCGTACTTGTCTAGAACCGACTGGGCTTTCGCCCTGCACAGCCCATAGATCTTACGGTACGGCCACTCGTCCGTGCCAAACTGAGCGACGATACCGGCCTTCAGCCAACCCCGTTTGTAAGAGGGCGCGAAGACGGGTTCACCGCCAACGACACCTAGGTAGCCCCCGACGAAGGGAACGCACCCGGTGCTCAGTTCAGCAACTCCTTCCAGTTTCAACAGTTTACCTAGTTTCCGGCCTATCTGATCAAGATCAACGGCCGCCAGGGACATGCGGTTGCCCGGGGTATTCCTCACCACGATGAGCGAATCGTCGCCCTCCGCAATGAGTACTCGGTCCGTGCGGGCGATACCGGCGACGGCGCATATATACCACATCATGAACATCGAAACGTACCAGTTGAGCGACGATGTGTAAGACGCCCCAGAGGCAGGTTAATGAGGCGACCGGTGAGCCGGACGCCAGTGGCCGTGTACGAAACACGGGTACGGGTGTATATAGCGACGATCGTGGTGTTAACCCACAGGCAGAGTAGCCCAAGGAGGCCCACATAGCCCCGCTTGTTCTCAAGATTGACATTAGAATCACGTGCCGTGTCGTCAATGGCGACGGCATAAAGGTCGGGCCCAAGCGCGCCCATGGCGCGTTGCAAGCATTCCGCCCTAGCCGCCGCTGGCACGCCTTTAACGCTGGCGTGCAAGCGGGTAAATTCCTCAACGAGGTTATCGTACGGCCGGAGGCTTAGCACCTCGTGTTTAGGCACGTCGATGATGGCGCGCGGCATCTTCCCTGGCGCCATAACTTCTTTCTTGACAAAGAAGTTGGCCTTCTGGACTGCCGCACTATAGTAATCAAACATTGATGCGGTCAGTATCTGCAGATAGGCTGCTAAGTAGGAGATATATTTGCTTCGATTGGCGCGCTGCGCCTCAACGAAGTAGGCCTCCTCCTGGCCTACCGCCTTGCACGGTCGGACGCCCAAGGCGTCGGCGCCGTCAGTGACAAGGGCAGCGTTGAACGAGGCGATGACCCGGGAAAGATCCGCAGAATGCTCTGCGGGCTGACATAAATTGCGGGACAACGCCTGTTCGACGCTATTGGGATGTTTCGGCTCCCATATAACCGGGTCGGCATTTAACTGTGGCCCAATGTGGTAACCGGCCACACGGGGTAATTGCTGGTAGGCCTCTTCGGCCCGCCAGATGACGACGCCCTCGCGGGCGTACACCGTGCCTTCAGGTATACTCGATTTAATGGCACGGATGTAGGCCCGCGGGGCCCGTCATATCGTCACCGCGCGTGCGCATACGAACGCAAACACGACGAACAGGCCGGCGAGGCCGAAGCCCGCCGGCCAACGCCAGGCAGCCGCGGACGCGGCCGACAGCGCCGGCGCAAGCGTGCTAGTCCAGTTGACGCACAGCAACACGTTGCTGACGACGAAGAGGACGAGGCACGCCATGAGGCGGAGGCGCAGTGGCAGCGATACGAACCGGAGCCAGGCGTAAGTCAGAAGCGGCAGCCGGCTGGTGAGGCTGGCGTCCTTCTGCAGTTTGGCCGACATTGCCACCGTGACAGAGTCCAACGGTGTATGGCGGCTGCGCGCGACGCGTGCGCGCGTCGCGAGGTCCTTGACCAGGCCCTCGACGACTTCATGCGCGTTCTCCAGAGTAACCAACTCTGCGTTGACGAGAGTGCGCAGTAACGTCCCCCGCTGTTGCTCGGGGGTATAGGCCGCGACCTTCAAGGCTTCACGGTCTATCGCCGACATCGCCGGAGCGACGCAGATGTGGGCGACCGGCTCGATGCGGACGAGCGTATAGACAGCTCGATCCGGTTCCATCGGGTCGGTGAGTTCGTAGACGTCGGTGATGTTGACGCCAGCTCCGAAGGTCTCCAGCCACCGCCCATGGACATACTCGTCGGACAACATCGAGTAGGGCGCGGCAGCCAGGTAACCATCAACACACGCCGCGAGCGTGTGTTGGTAGGCGACGACGGTGGACATAGCCAACGGCGCATCACTGGCCCCGGCGGGGACAGCGTAGCCGTAGACCGCGTCAGTCAGTCTGGTGCAGTACATCTCACTGCCGCCCAGGTAGCCCACTTGGTCGCTAGGGTGCAGCCACTGCAGTGATAGCAGCGACACCTGGTGCTCCCGAAGATAGGCCTCGACTTCGTCGCCCTTCAGCGCGTAGACGTCCACCACCAAGACCGACGACCCAGGCCGCGGCTTGCACTTCACACAGGTTACTGGGAAGTTGCAGAGGCAACGGTTGGGCGAGGGGTAGGCGGCGTCCGTCAGGCGCGCTGCATCCGCAGGAACGATCTGCGGGTATGTGCCGTGTGCGGCGGTCGCAAGCCTCTTGCCGGCAAAGAGCTCGACGCTGACGTCGAATAGCCGGAGACCCACGCCGATCGTCAGACGGCGTTCGGCCACCTCGCGGAGGCCGTGGCAGACGGGATGCATGCTGTTATCCCGAACGCCTCGCTTAGCTTGCCGGTAGCCGGCGAAACCTAGCTCCCTTGCGTAAGCGTCAAGGTGCATCAGTTCGCGGACTTCCATAGCGTACTTTGCGATAAACTCATCAGAGCCGCGGATGTAGTTCGCGTGCAAGCCCATTCCAATTCCGGGGGGGCAAACCACTTCGTACAAG